TGGAACGATCGCAAATTCGACCGACCAGCGCCGCCGACTCAGTGGCTCACCATTGACTCATCGGTTGATGACTCGCGGTACGTCGGAATCTCAACCGCTTTTGATGACGGTCGCGTGATCGTCTCGGTCGCGTTCGTTGTCGAGTCAGCTGCACAAATGTGGGAAGAAGTTGTGCGGATCATGCACGACCAAACCGTGAAACTTGCTGTCACCCCATCGCTAGAAATTCACTGTCCCCCAGACTTGCGTCGTCGTATGCAAATCGTCGGCTACGCCGAGCTGTTGAAATGGACGGCCGCTTGTCGCGCCATGATCGTTGAGGACCGCGTCAACCACACTGGCGATATCGCATTGGCCGAACATCTCGCCCGAGCCGTGGCCGTCAAAACGGGCGGGTCAATTGTGCTCAGTTCGCAAAAGTCACCCGGACCCATAGAACTCGCTCGGTGTGCAGTGTGGGGAATCATGCTGGCGTCCAAACCAGTCAGGTCTAACAAAGCCGCTTTTGCTTTCGGGTAGGGGTACTTACATACAAGAAGTATTTGTGAGAGACTCGGAAGCGATGGCTCTTTTCGGTAGCAAGAAAGTTAATGCGACCCCCGCGTTTGCGTCTGCTCCCGTTCAGGCAGCAGCTGGTTCAGCTGCGCAGATCGGCGACTTTTACGCGTACTCTGTCGGGGAGTTGCAACGACTCGCTCTGTCTGTGCCGACCATTTCGCGTTCAATTCAGATGATCGCGTCAATGGTCGGCTGCTTGGAACTTAAGCATTACACCACCCAATGGACGGGTGAAGATTATGAAGAAATCTATTTAGAAAACGAATCATGGATGGATCAGCCCGATCCTCGCGTGACTCGAAACTTCATTTTCTCTCAGCTCGTAACCGACCTCATTTTGTGGGGGCAGGGCTTTTGGTATGTCACCTCACGGTCGTCCGCTACTGGCCGTCCGCTTTCGTTTGAATGGCTACCCGCCGCAATGGTCAGTCTGGGCGACCAGCAGACCGCACAGCGTTTCGGACCGTCCAATGACATCATGTTTAACGGCGTCCAACTCAACACTGATGACGTTATTCAATTCTTGGCACCGTCGCAAGGTCTGCTCTATACGGGCAACCGCGCAATTGCTACAGCGATCAAACTGCAACAAGCATCGGATCGTTTTGCTGTCAATGAGATTGCTGCCGGGTGGCTTCAGCAAACCGACGCATCCGAACCAATGTCAGCCGAAGATCTTTCAGAACTTGCAGCTGCTTGGCGTAACGCTCGACAAGTTGGTGCCATTGGCGCACTTAACAGCGTCGTGACTTTCAAAGAGTTCTCCAGTGACCCGAACAAGTTGCAACTAATTGAGTCGCGTCAATTTCAAGCACTTGAACTGTCTCGGGCCACTGGAATCCCCGCATACCTTTTGGGCATCGGCGTACAGGGCTACACCTACCAAAACGCACAGTCTGCACGACAAGACCTTTACTTGTTCGGCGCAAAACAATATTTGGATTGCATTGAACAAACCTTGTCAATGAACAACATTCTGCCCCGTGGCCGTTATGTCGAATTTGACATTGACGACTATTTAGCAGAGAACGATTTAACAAGCGTTGCTTACGAACCGTCAGCAGAAGAACGCAGATCAGAGGAAATGGCATGATTCGACTTACAGCCGATCTACCCACACTTGACTTCGCAAAATCAGAAGAAGACGCACCAGCGTCAATATCTGGAATTGCAGTTCCGTGGGCACCAGTCACCGCGACCGTTTTAGGCGGACAGCGTGTGGCATTTTCGCGAGGCGCTTTTGATATCAATCAAAAAGCCGCGAAGCTCATAGAAGGGCATGACCTTACGCAGTTACGTGGCACCGTTAACGCTCTTGCCGATTTTGAAGAGGGTCTCGGCTTTACCGCGACTTTCGCAAAAACGAGAGCTAGCGCGGATGCAATTGAGCTGATTCGCTCAGGCGCTTACGATGCAGTGTCAGTTGGTGCAGAGGTCCAGGAGTCGTATTACGACAAAGAACTGAAAGCCACCGTTGTCACTCGCGCTTCGCTAGTTGAATTGTCTTTGGTCGCCGTGCCAGCGTTTTCGGGCGCAGAAATACGCGACCTAGTTGCTCAGGCCGACGAACCCGAAGAAGAAATCCCAACAGAAACAACCCCAACAACACCATCCGAGGAGGATGAAACCATGTCAGAACCCACAAGCGTTGAAGCCGCAATCGCGACTCAACCGATCTATGCAACCGCCAAGCGCGAATTCAAATTGCCGTCAATGTCCGAATACATTTCGGCTTTCGTTCGTGGAGGAAGCGATTTCGCACAACTCAACGAAAACATTCGCGCCGCAGCTCCCAACGTGACCACGCCTGACATCCCCGGTGTGATCCCAACCCCCATCATCCAAAATGTGTTCAACTCGTTTGTCGGCTCGCGCCCTCTCGTTGATGCCACCACGCTTCGACCCATGCCTCAGGGAGGCTCAGTCTTCATCCGCCCTGTAGTGAATGTTCATGGATCAGTGGGTACTGCCACACAGAACACGACCATCACCGCCTCGGCTTTCGGCATTGACGACATTCAGATCACCAAGACCATTCAGGGTGGCTATGTTGAAATCAGCGAAGCCGCAATCGACTGGTCACAGCCTGAAGCACTCGGACCGTTGCTTGACGACATGGCTCGCGTGTACGCAGACCGCACCGACTTGCTCGCTTGCTCGGAATTGCAGACTGGCACCACCAACAGCAACAACTTCGCTAACGCATCAATTGCTGACCCGGCTTACTGGGTTGAGTGGATGTACACCGCAGCTGCCGACATTTTGACTGGTTCAAATGGCAACTTGCCGTCCATCTTGGCTGTGTCACCGAACGTCTGGAAGTTGATGGGCAGTTTGTCCGATACCGCTGACCGTCCGTTGTTCCCACAGGTGGGCCCAATGAACGCATACGGTTCGCTCAATGTCGCTTCAACACAGGGCGCGTTTGCTTTCGGTTTGCGCGTCGTCGTTGACCGCAACTTGACCTCGGCTGGTATGACCATCCTTGACCCCCGTGCACTCGAGAACTACGAAATGGCGAAGGGTGCAATTTCCGTTGAAATGCCCTCACAGCTCTCACGCCAAATCGCGTTCCGTGGCTACTGGGCATCCAAAGTCATTGACCCAACCCTCACCATCAAGGCCGCTTTCGTCTGATAGACGGAAACTTCGAGAGGATCTGAATCATGGCCGTATTTACCGTCACGCACGCACAACGTGTAGACGACTACGCCGTGATTCAGACCCTTGAGGCCACAGATATCACGATCGGTCAAACGATCGTTGTTGCAGGAGTAGGGAACAATTTTGATGCGACTTACATCGTTCAGGCTGTCCCTACTTTTCTGTATGTTGGTATCGGCGTACAAGGTGACTTTATATTTGATTACGAAATCACCATCACGAATCAACTACTTGTCAAATCAAACTTCGATAACTATCAAAGAGCTTCAGCGACTGGAACAGTAACTTGGACCCAGTCCTGCACTTGGTTGTCATCAGTTGCCCCGGTACAAGAGTTTCTTGGGATCGCGTCGGCCACGGCAAATGACACCGCGTTCCTCACTACTTGTGTCGCAGCTGCAAACGCTTGGTGTTTCAGGCGTCGCGTACAGGCTGGCTACCACGACAGTCTCACGACCGTCCCTGACAGTTCAGTGCTGTTAGGAACCACGCTTTACGCCGCAGGGCTCTACCGTGAACGCGGGACCACTGGAGACAGTTACGCATCGTTTGGTGACATGACAGGACCACCGCTGATGACCTTGGGTCGAGTTAACCAGTTGCTCGGCATTAAACGATCGCAGTGTGCATGAAATGGCGGGCATTTTCACGGACGCGATTGATGCTGTCTCAGCAACGATCACGGCTCTCGGGCTTAAGCCTGTCACTGATCCTCGCAACGCTCGACCGCTTACTGTATTTATTGAGCTTCCTGTTTTCACTGCGTTCAATAACCAAACGGCGGACATC